ATCTTCTAGCACTTGACAAAAGATCATACGACAAATTGAGTTTCGTCGTATCATTATATTTATCGTTGTTAGCGAAATCCAATAAGCGATCAAGAAGTGCTAATCTAGAGTATGGATCGAGATAATGAAGGTTTAACCCCAAAAATCCGTCGCTATAAGGCTCAATTGGAATTACAAGCGGAAACTTATCGTAGACAGGAAGCGTATCCTTGAGTTTAGGGTCATAATGATAGAAATACATACGACCTATCAGTGTCTTTGCTGAGATACGCGATGCATCGTTTAAGATATTTGAACGGTCGGATGGGATTCGAAGTTTTCCGATCTTAGCCCCAAGCCATGCTCGAGCTGCGTCTGTTCTTGGACGAATACCTGCGGCATTCATCTCTCTACTTAATTTGTCAAAAAGTGATGGCATCAGATTCCTAAATCTTCTTCAGTAATTACTTTAAAAGTCCAACTTCGATCCTTACAATACTCAGTTGCTGCTTTCCATTTTGCTTCGTTTATTCCGTAAGTCATGACTTCTCGGATATATTGTTTCGTAACTCGACTTCTTTGTTTAGGCGGTATTGATTGGCTTTTAGGTTTAACCTCAAGAATCATTGCCTGTATAACGCCATTCCTATTTCTTGTCCTTACGAAAAAGTCTGGGAAATATCGATGCACTTTGTTATCCACTGGGGATAAATAAGGTATGACGATCTCCTCATTAGACCACTCAATTACGTTTGGATTATCATCCAAATGCACCATTACTCGGCGTTCCCATAGACTTCTATACCAGACGTTCGTAGGATCACCTAAATATTTATTGGTATTTTTCGGACTGAATTTACCACTATAAGCCATCAAGTATTTATAGGAACTATTCATGGCAGATACATTAGAAGAGGCAATTAATAACGCCACTAAACAGGCTGGTCTTGATGAACAAAAACAGACTGGTCAACCTTCAAGTTATGCCGCAACAACCAAATCTCGATTAGATGATTTGGCTGGCTTAGAAGAAGTTGTCGTTACTGGGACTAAAAAGGATTTAACAGTAGAAAATCCAACAGAAATAAAAATACTTAGATTTCCAAGCGATGTAGGTGTGAATGGTGTTCCTTACGTTTTACTAAAAATATTTGAAATTGGTTCCGTAGAAGTTTTTGACCAAACGACCGCTTCTCTAAGAAGTGGAGCAGCACAGGTCGGAGCTGCAACTAGTGCGGTTGTATCAGCAATTCCTGGTGGAGAAACAATCGCAGCGGGTGCTGTAGGCGCAGCTGCAGCTGGACTCACTGGTGCTTTAGTTGGCGTAGCCGCTACGACTGAAACGGGTCAAAATGTAATAAATCAAGCAGGAAACGTCTTATTCGGCACCTCAACTAGTGGCACTGGTTCGATCATCGACAGAGCAAAAAATCTATTACAATCGTTTGCACTAAAACGAAACGTAGATCAACAAAAGATAGCAATTGGACTGTTCATGCCAGAGGGTATCAATACGAGTTACGATAACGAATATGAAACACTCTCCGTTACTGCTACTCTTGGACTAGGTGGATTCGCTGCACAAGCACTCGCCGCAAAAAAGGGTGGCACAGAAGAAATGGATCCATACATCGGTGAAATGGCTGCAACGTTAGCCAGTAAACTTTTGGGTGGAGATGCAAGTGCAACTAAACTTGGATTATTTGCGACAACAGGAAGAGTAGTTAATCCGCAACTTGAGATGATCTATACATCTCCAGTTTTGCGTCGATTCGTATTTGATTTTAGAATGATTCCGAAAAATAGAAGAGAAGCCGCTGACATTCAAACAATCATCTACCTTTTGAAATTGTATTCAGCTCCAAAAATCCCAGACAGTTCAACTGGTCGTTACTTTATTCCGCCAGCTCAGTTTGAGATTGAATTTTATGATGGTAATGGTAACTTGAATGATAAATTGTTCAGGACTAAAAAATGTGTTTTGACTGGATTAAATCTAGATTACGCTCCAAATGGATTTGCGACTTTTGATGATGGCATGCCAGTTGAAACTAGAATGCAACTCACATTTCAAGAAACAGCAATCATTGATAGAAATTCTGTCGCTGAAGGATACTAAGAATGTCGTTCTTTTCAAACTTTCCAAAACTATTTTATGCATTTAATTTAAAGACTGAGAGCCCAAAAGCAGTTACAAATATCTTTTCTAGATTTAAAGTTCGCAGTCAAGTGTTGAATAATGCATATTCATTCTACAAATATCAACTAGCCGATGGTGACACACCAGATATCGTTGCATATAAACAATATGGCGATCCTTCTTATCATTGGATCATATGTTACGTTAATGATATTATGGACGCTCAATTTGAGTTTCCGTTGACTCAGCCTGCACTAGAACGAAAGATGTTAAAACAATATAATTTAACTTCTATTGGAGAAGCCTATAGCACAATTCATCATTATGAACTTGAGGTTGAAGACACGTTGGCTATTGTGAATGGCGCGACAACTGTGACCACAAACAATTATATCATTACTCTTGATCAATATAGTTATACCACAAACACACTCTCAACAGTTGCTGTAAATACTCCAACAACTCAAGTATATCATTTTCACGCAAATAATGCAGACCCATCCTCTGCAAACACTGCGACACTTACGCAAAAAAGTACCTATAAACAAGTTATGGTTTATGATCATGAATATAGATTAAATGAAGAAAAGAGAGAAATTAAATTGCTTAAACCACAATATATCCAACCATTGGTTTTTGAATTGGAAACGATTTTGAATGGCTAATCTGAATACGACTACAACAAATAGAGATATACAGCAAACAATTAAGATCGTCAGTTCAACTGGCGCAAATAATGATATTACTGATGCTGTAAATATTTTAAATATACACGAAGATATCTTTAATCCAGTTGTCACTGGATCAATGCAAATTGCAGACGGCAGCGGCTCGTCAATTAGTCTAGATCTTCACGGAAATGAATATGTTTACATTTCTTTCCAAAGACCAGATCAAGGGCAGTTAAAGTATGAAAGAACTTTTAGAATTTATAAAATTAGCGATAGAAAGCCAAATTTAAAAAATCAGTCTCAATTTTTCACAGTTTGGTTTTGTTCTGAAGAACTTGTATTCTCGAATCAATTAAACATATCTAAAACTCTGAAAGATGTTTCTGCAACTCAACATGTGTATAACATCTTAACACAAACATTAAGAGCAAATAAAAAACGAGTCAATGCTGCAGAAAATTTCGAAACATCTTCTGGAATTTTTAGACACGTTTTGACGAACTATAAACCATTTGAAGCGATTAATTATCTTGCTGCATATTCATTTAATGCTAATGAATCACCGTTTTTGTTTTTTGAGAATAGATATGGATACAATTTTATTTCTCTAGAAACTCTTCTGAAGCGACCAGTCCTCAATACACTCAACTATGGTTCTGTTAAATATGCAAAAGAAGTGAATGATTCAACAGCAACGACCTCAAATGAGGTTATTGACTTTAATTTTGAACAAGTTTTCAATATTCTTGATAATACTCGAAAAGCAACATATGCTGGTAAATTAAAAACATTGGATCTCATAAGACAGAAATATCGTACGATCGATTATACTGTTGTAAACTCTTTTGCTAAAAATATATTAATTGATGGTTCTTTCCCATTAAATGATGCTCAAAATAGAAACGAAAAACCACTTTATGCAGAGACTGATTCCGAAATCAATTATTGGTTAACAAACTTGGGACAGACAAACTACTCATATTTTGCAGAAAGAAGTGTAAAGGTGCAGGACTCTAATATTGAAACGGTGTTATTACAAAGAAAGACACAATTAAACTTATTAAAAAATACTTTAGTAGAATGCACTGTTTCTGGCAATCCATTGTATGCCGCTGGGTTTTTAGTCAATTTCAATTTACCAGCGTTTACTAAAAATCTAAGTAACGAACGAGTGTTAGATTCATTTTACAAGGGTAAATATTTGATTACTGCAGTTCGCCATAATTTAACAAAATCTGGTGGATTACAAACTCAATTAACTTTATGCAAGAATTCAGTCGCAACAGGATTCCCTCGTGCAGATAATACATCAAGTGTTTATAAAACAGTGAGAGACTTTTGATGGACATTAACGCACCTGCCTTTTTAGGTCAACAATTCGTTTGGTGGTTTGGTATCGTTGAAGATCGAAAAGACCCACTTGAACTCGGGAGATGTAAGGTTCGCTGCTTTGGTTGGCACAATCAAAAACGCGATCAGATCTCTACAGAGGATCTTCCGTGGGCACATCCAGTTGTTCCATATGGAGTAAAAGCGGTGCAGCCACCAACTGAAGGCACCATGGTATTTGGATTTTTTGCTGATGGTAAAGAGGGATTATACCCAATTCTCATGGGTACAGTTCCAGGAATTCCAGAAGGTCCACTTCTTGATCCAGAAGAAGGCTTCTCAGATCCACTCACCGTAGAGCAAAAGACAGCTGAAAATTTCCCAAGAAAGATTAAAGAAGCAACAATTAAAACAGATACAACAGGCGTTAATATTACAGAAGATACACCTAAACGATATCCAGAACATTTAAGTGAGCCAACAATCTCAAGATTGGCGAGACCTGTTCGTGGATCTGTGAATGGTGCTTATGATGGTATTGCATCTTCTTCTATTGCAAACACTACAATCGATATTCAGAGAAAAACAAGAGTTGTCGATATTAAGACCGCTGATTCAGGATCAACTTGGGATGAACCATACCCATCATTTAATGCTGAATATCCATTCAATCATGTAACTGAGACTGAATCTGGACATGCGTTTGAAATGGATGACACGCATGAGTTTGAGCGCGTTCAACTATCTCATAGAACTGGATCAACTCTAGAGTTCCTTCCAGAAGGGCATACAAAAATTAAATCTCAAAAAGGTCGCTACGACGTGACTATGGGAGATCATCGTAATTATGTGAATGGAACCAAATACGAAACAATTGATTCTGATTATTTTCTTCGCGTAAATGGTAAGATCAGAATTGAGTGTGAGGGGTTTGAATTAGTTTCAGGTGCTGCTGCTAGTTTAACAGCATCAACAAATTTAACTGCTAAAGCAGGACAAAATTTTAGCGCAAGTGGAATTTCTGCAGCCATCAGTGGTGTAACTGCTATTGTTCGTGGTGCTGTAAATGCGTCAATCTTTGGTGGTAAGAATGCTTCTGTTGCAAGCGGCGGTCAAACTTCTCTCGGTGGCACGCTTGTTCATAGCACTGCAAATATATTTGAAGTTGATGCTCAAGTTGTAAAAACACACGGCATTCAAGACTTTAATTCCTGTTTGCCTCCACTTGGAAAGGTGCTTCAAATCCCTGAACCTGAAATGATTGGACCAGGAGAAGTGAAAGTAGAAGCACCAAATTTTAATTTAGGTGGTGAATAATGGCAAACCCAGAAGTATTAAATGCTGCACCGTTGAAGAAAGTTCCTTCAAGATCTCCACATCCACCCAAAACAGATAAGTTTTCTAAAGTTGATCAGGTGAGAAAGACAGAAACAGCTGTAACAGAATCGTCAATTGTTGATGGTGCAAACAACAGTGTTAGATTGGCGAAAGATGCTGCATGCACACTGACAGGAAAGATTGATGCAAATACAGGTGGGCTAATTATTTCTGGTGATTTAAAGGGGGTCACGGATCCGACTGTCTTAGCAAAATCAGTTGCAAATATGTTTACTCAAGACGAAAATGGCGCAATAACTTCTTCGCAACCCGTTGATCATGATGTGGAGGCGCAAGAACCAACTTCAGGGTTTAAGAGTGCCACTGGACTTGGATAAATATGTGTATCAATCAACGTGATTTGAAAGAATATCAAGTGATTATGGCAAAGATGTCTAGACTTGCTCCCCTTTCTAATCAAGACAAACAATTCTTGTACGAGCACAATTTAAAACAAAAATACGATGCATATGTTGTAGTATTAAGTGTCGTAGAACAACTCAATAGGAGTAACGTGTCTTCCTAGGTAAAATTATCGGAAAAATTATTAAATTGATCCTCTGTTTAATCGGAGGACTACCCCTGCTTCAAACACTTGCGATGGTATTCTCTTGTGTTCCGATTCCATTTGCTAAAAATGGCGGATTCAATTTCCAAGCAAGTAAGTTTGGGCAGTTTTTATCAAGTATTAAGAGCAGCATCGACAGAGGTGTGGATGCCGTAAAGGATTTCTTTTCTCAAAATTTCATCAATCCAATCAGAGATGGAGTGCGTGATAAACTTCTATCTCCACTTGATAGAGATATCTCTAGTCCATTGAATGATATCAATGAGTTTTTAGACAAATATACAGCAAACAATTATGCAGGACTAGAAGCATCCATACCAGAATTATTTTCTAAGACCGATTCAAGTGTTGTATCTGCTCGAAACAACCTACTAAATTGTCTTGGGAAAGTAAACACCAACACAGACAATTACAAAGTTGGTCCATTTATGTTGGGTGAATTGATTAACATGGCTGAATCTTCTGATTCACTTGCTAAAGCAATCCGCGAATACGAGCAACATACCGATAACCTTTCTGGACTAGGTGGTGCTGGATCTGCATTAGAACTGCAAAGACTATATGGCAACGTTTCATATTCAGGTGCAAATGTTAATATTGCGTCTAGCGTTGTTGTTTCGCCAAATCTAAGTTCAAGTCGATATCCGATAGTTGATATTGGTGATACGATTGTTGTTTCATCAGAACAAAAGATAGTTGTAGATAAAACATTCACTGCCACTTCTGGTGGTGCAGCGGCTAACGTTTCTGTGGATGTTCTAACAGATAATGTCAAGATAATCACAGCAAACGTTGCAACTCTAAATTTGGCAAACAGTTTGCTTGAAACAAGTGGAACGCTCACACTTAATACAAACATGTACATCTCTGTTAATGGAGAGGTGCGTCAGGTTAATACAATTAATACTCTAGGTGATTATCTAACCGTATATTATCCATTTTATAATTCTGCTGTAGCACAAACTCTATACAAAGAAACTTCATTTAATGTGAACAGCGCTTTCAGCACAACAAGCACCAATCAAGAACTTAAAGTTAGAAAATCACTAGTCTGTAATTCAATTTGCTTGGACAATGTCATCACTGGTAATGGCACAAGTTTCACATCAGACTTGGTTGCGAATAATAAAATTCTATATGATTCAAGAGAATATATCGTTGTTTCAGTCACAGATACCACGATTGTCGTCGACGATTATGTGAGAGCTGCTAACAATTTCGCAGTCTATAAAGTTACGAATGAGACTCCATTTGTCGGATTAGATGAAGATCTAGTTGATCCAGACGGTATTGTAAATGCATTCACTCTTCCAGGATCAATCACTGGCGATCCAACGTATATGGATGGAATGGTAACAAGAGTCCGCAGAGCGAACGGAATTTATCAGACCGTAAGTGCATCAAAACCAACTGATGCGGCGCAAGCACTATTCCAAGATGAGTTGATGCGTAGAACTCGAGAAATCTTAAATCAAATGAGATATGATCTAAGAAATGATGCAGTTCGCAGTCTTTCAAACGCAGATACTGTTTTGGCGATAACCAATATCACCAATCAGTTAACAAATGCGCGAGATGATGTCAGAAATATCGTTGAGCAGGATATTGCAGTTTTAAATCAGGCGAAAAATCTCGTTAAGGGGATGGTCAAGTTGTTCTCCCTCTCTTGCTCTAAGAAAAAGAGAAAGGACACTGGGGCAAATGATTCAGATGAATATCTGGATATTATTCTTTATCCAAACCCACAGCGGCAGGGGTGTAATGCCACAACCAGCGACTTTATCGTAATTCTAGACGACTTTGATCAAGAATACAACGATCCTGGATTCAACAATAACGATGTAACAGCAAATACGACTATTCCAAACTTCGGTGAGCTGGATGAATTGGACGGCGTAGATGGTCCATTCCCACGTCAGACAACTGGAACTGGAACTGGTGAAGCCGATACTGGTGTTGATAATAATGATCCAGATGTGAACGTCCCAGAAGATCCATGCGCGAAACCATGCTAAATAACAAAAAGGTACAAGAAGTACAAGAATGTCACTTGATGTAAGAACATACAAAGACCTCGACCTCAAATTGTCAGCCCATCCAGTTACTAAAGACGTTGTCAAAAGAACTGGAAACTCGGCGATAATCGGAGCACTTCGAAATCTTTTGTTGACAAATCCATATGAAAAACCATTTCAGCCTGGATTTGGGACTCGCGTTCGCTCTTTACTCTTTGAAGACGTTTCTCAGATTACTGCTAGTGTTTTGCAGACGGAAATTCAGAATTCAATTAAAAATTTTGAACCACGTGTTGGAATTGATGCTATTCGTGTTCAGGCGCAACCTGATCAAAATCGTTATGCCATTACTCTAAGATTCTTTATTAATAACGTAGAAGCACCTATTACAATTAACTTTTTCCTCGAAAAGGTTCGCTGATGGCAAATACCGATCAAAAACTTGTGGTATCAGAACTAGACTTTTCCACAATCAAAACCAACCTAAAGAACTTCTTACGCGATCAGCAAGAATTTACTGATTTCGATTTTGAAGCCTCTGGTATGAGTACCTTGCTGGACATCCTAGCATATAACACACACTACATGGCATTCTATAATAATATGATTGCCAACGAGATGTTCCTTGATACAGCACTGATTCGCGACTCAGTCGTTTCTCATGCTAAGATGCTTGGATACACTCCAAGATCAGCTGTTGCTCCTCGCGCTACAGTAAATCTTCAAGTAATCAGAGATTCAGGAACTCAGTCTTCTTTAACCTTACCAAAGTTCACAAAGTTTCAGTCTATTCCAGTTAATGGAGCGTCATACACGTTTGTGAACACTAGAACAGCGACAGTTGATTACGACGAAACATGTAATCGTTTCTGTTTTGACGATCTTTATATCTACCAAGGTCGTCCATTAAGTTATACGTTCACATACGATGCCAGTACAAACCCAAATCAAAATTTCGAATTACCAGACGCTGGAATCGATACTTCTACTCTTGAAGTAATTGTACAAGAATCTTCATTGAGCCTTAAAACAGAAAAGTTTACTCTTTCAACTGATGCAACCGAAATTGATTCCTCTACAGCAGCATTTTTCTTGGATGAGACTCGAAATGGGAAATATAAAATCTATTTCGGTGATGGTGTTATCGGAAAGAGTCTAGTAAACGGAAACATCGTTATTGTGACGTATATTGTCACAGAAGGCGCGGCTGCAAACAAAGCCAATGCATTCAGCGTTGTTGATTCAATTGGCGGCTTTCAACAAAGCATTGTATATCCTATCATAGCAGCCACTGGCGGAAACTCTCAAGAAAGTGTTGAGAGCATTCGGTCAACATCCACCAAAGCATATGCATCAAATGGTCGCGGTGTTACGAAAAACGATCTAATTGCTATTATCAAACAAAATTATCCATACTTTCAATCTGTCAATGTCTGGGGTGGAGAAGAAAATGATCCACCTGTGTATGGTAAAGTTTTTGTTGCAGCCAAGCCAACGAATGGTTATGAGATTACAGAAACTGAAAAACTAACTGTGATTAACGATGTTATTAAGCCAGTTTCAGTTGTAACAGTTATTCCAGAATTCGTTGATGTGGATTATAACTATCTTAACATCTACGCTGAAGTTCACTATGACAAGACTAAAACAAATCGCTCTTCTGACTCACTAAAGAGTTTGATTAGAAATTCTATTCTTGCATTTAAAACTTCTGATCTAGATGACTTCAATAGTTCTTATAAAGTTTCAAGACTTCTTCGTAAAATTGATGACACTGACCTATCAATTAGTTACAGTGACGTTGTTTGTACGATACAGAAAAGACTCATTCCACAACTAGGTGCCTCAAGAAATTATACATTAAATTTTGGAACTCAAATTTCTAGAGAAGACCCAACATATAAAATTTCATCTACTCCTGCATTTAAAGCATACGATAATGATTTCGTATTGCGTAACTGTAAACTAGAAGAAACGCCAGGAACATCATCTGGTATTGGCTCCATTGAAATCATCGCAGCACCAGGAAGTTATGATGACCCACCTTCGATTGTTATTGAGGGTGATGGTGTTGGAGCAAATGCATATCCTGTTATTGTAAATGGTGTAATTACTAAAGTTGTTATTGATGATCCAGGTGTAAGTTACACAACTGCTACAGCAACTGTATATTATCAGGGTTCTGCTGATTCCACCGCTGAACTTAAAGTTAATGTACAAAACAGATATGGTGTGCTTCGCAGTTACTACTTTGACCAGCAAAACAGAAAAACTGTTTTAGATCCAAATGCTGGAACGGTAGATTATGTTCTTGGTAAAATTACGTTGACTCAATTTGATCCTGTTTCTATCGGTGAAGGTGATTCTAATGATCCACAAAGAACATTGTTTATCACTGCAAAACCAGCAACAAATAACTTCGGATCAAATAGAAGCAGAATCCTCACAATTGATGAGGAAGATGTAGGATCAATTTCTATTGACATGAAGACGGTTGAGTAATGTTTGCTAACAATTACATCTCAACACTAGTTGAAGATCAGCTGCCTGAGTTTATTCGTTCAGCAGATGCTGAAACTGCAGCTGCAAATAACTCAGCACCAACATTCACAAAGTTACTCAAAAAGTATTACGAGTATCTTGAGCAAGATACAAAAACATTAGATGTTGGTAAAAGTCTTTATGATTACATCGATGTCGATACAACTCGACAAGATCTGTTAAAATACTTTAAAACAAAATTTATTGCTTCATTTCCAGAAGAAACTGAACTCTCAACAGAAAAAGTAATCAAGGCAGCAAAAGACTTTTACTCAAAGAAAGGCACGCCAGTTTCTTTTAAATTTCTATTTCGTGCTCTCTACAATCAAGAAGTTGAAGTCTTTTTTCCAAAAGAAGAAATCCTTAGAGCGTCTGACGGTAAATGGAAACTTCCGCAAGCACTTCGTCTCTCATTCGCCGACACCTTAACATTAGTCTCCAACGGCAATGTTTGGGTGAATGTTGCAAGCCCAACAATGGTAAGTGCCAATGGCTTCAATCTAGCAGCAGAAGGCATCACTGCAAATTCTTATATTCAGATTGGGAATGAAAAGCGTAAGGTTATTAATATTGATTCAGTCGGTGCCAACTTAAATGTTGAACTTAAATTTGCAAATCCACTTGGAAATGCAGTATCAATATATGACACTGCAAAATTATATAAAGTTACTGTCAATCCATATTCAACATTTGACGTAAGTAGACTAAACAAACGTCAGGGTATTGGTGAGACATCAAGAACAACTTGTATTATTGAAAAAGCAATCCAGAGCGTTGACAAACAAACTGGAAGAGAAATTGTAGAAGTATATGTTTCAAACGTAAAAAGATTATTTGACGCTGGTGAAAATCTTGTCGTTGAGTACATTGATGAGAATGGGGAGACTCAGACATTTAAGTCTAAGATCATTTCTCTAATCTCAAACCTCAGACTTTATAGAAATAGATTCGGTGTTGTACAGACAGGTACAAAATATAAAACTGGAGATCCTGTCGTAATTTATGGTGGTCTTGCAGATACACCAGACGCAACCAAAGCAATTGCAACAGTCAGAAATGTCACGACAGGTTCTCTTGAAACCGTTGAAGTTGTACAGCCAGGATATTTCTTCAGAGCCGAACCGAATTCATATATTCGAGTTCTATCGGATACTGGCGTTGGTGCTAATGTTGTTATCTCAACAATTACTGAAATTTCTGATACTGCAAATACAGCAAGTTATGATTTTTGTACAGATTCTACATTCAATAAACTTGATATTGATTTAAATGACGTAGATGGTTATGACTTTGCTAACGTAACTAACAGAGTCGGATTCATTACTAGTTCTGGAAATACAACAACAACTGTAAATCTAAACACAGCTACGTTCGTTGCAAGCACAACCGCAAATACCTATGAGTCATTTGTGATTCGAATTACTGCAGGAACAGGCTCTGACGGCACTGGATCAAATGTGAACACGGCTGTAATTAGCACTTATAATGGAGTGTCGAGGCTTGCAACTATTGATTCGTTTAAACCTCTAGTTGGTACAGTTGACATTACGAGTGGAAGCAACGTTGTCACATCAAATAGTATTTCTGCTGCGTCTAGAAATAGTTCCCCAACATATGAGACAGAATTTGCTGACGGTATACCAGGATTCTATAATTATCTTGTTGCTGGAAAACAAATTGAGATTTTAGGTGAAACGCGAACTATTGATTCAGTTACAAATAACTATCATTTAACAGTAACTTCTGCATTCACCACAACTGGAACAAATGCTGCAATTAATGCAGCTGCATCATTTACAACAGCTCCGAGTGGAACAAGTAACATTGAGATTCATGTTGGTAGCACCACTCAATTAGGGAAAGCATTTTCCTACGACACAATAACTCTTGGTAGAATTAGATCAATTCAATTGAAAGATAGCGGTGCTGGATTTGAAACAACTCCATCTTTTGATGCAGATTCAATTTATGACACAGACTGGAGCACTGAACAAGAAAATTATTTGTTTATTGCAGGTGTTGATTACACTTATAATAAAGCATTAAGAACGATTACGTTAAACAGCGCAAATAATTCATTCCCAACCTCTAATGGATATTATAATGGAATGAAGTTGTTTTTAGACGTTGGCGATACATCACATTATGCAAAAGTTCTAGATTATATCGTAACAGATAAAGATACATCATCAAATGTTAAAACTCTATATCTAGATAGAGCATTTGAAAATAATATTAATCAAACAAACATCAAACAATATAGACTACTTTTTGATTTGCGTCCAAGCGTCAGAAATGTGGGTAAGATTGGTAAAGTTGAATTGTTATCTGGTGGTAGTGGATATAATAGCACAGACAAGGTAGAATTTGTCGGAACAGGTTATGGAGCAAATGCATACATAACTGTTTCAGGTGGCGCCATAACTGCAATCACAGTTGACGCAAACGGTGAAGGCTATATTCATGGCTCAATGCCATCAGTTAGAATTTTAAATAACGCAACTGGTGCAGTTTCGACTGGAACTGGGGCATCATTTGCGGTGTATGGATTGAGTGATGGTGAGCAACTTACTGGTGAAGCAGAAGATATTGGTAGAATTGAAGACTTTAATATTATTAATCGCGGATTTGACTATGCAAATACTCCAGTGGTTTCTCTAAAAGTCGTTGATGTCCTTTCAAACGATCTTGGAACATCAACAGCACTAATTGGAGGTGAAGCAGTTTGGCAGGGTGGTGTTACAAATACAGCTGCAGAATTCTCTGGTACTGTTGATGAAGTATATCGCCCAAATTCATCATACGCAGTAATTCGCGTATTTGGATTTAGCGGTTCTATTAATACTGCAAAACCATTCAGAATCAATACTGCAACTGGAAATGTTTCAGTAACTGCTCTTTCTCAAAATGCCAATATCTCATTTAATGATGTAAACCCAATTGAGGATAGAGCATATCCATTCTACTATGGAGATGGAACAGCAAAAGCCAACGCAGAATTCTTGCGTGGTCTAATCAAGTACGAAGGATTCTATCTTAATACTGACGGGTTCTTGTCTGCAGATAAGAAACTACAAAATAAGGATTATTATCATAACTTCTCTTATGAAATTCAATCAGAAAAATCATTAGAGGATTATAAAGAAACAATCTATCGCGTCGCACACCCATCAGGTATGCAACTTCTTTCTAAATTCTTGATCAAAGACCAGATTGATCAAACAGTTACTATTTCTTCAAATGTACATACATCGAACTTAATGTTTGCTAATGGTGAACTTGTCAACGTTAATGCAAGTTTTAGTAGCAACGTTCTGTATGGAAATGGATCAAGTTGGTTAACTGAGATCTCTAACAATGATATTCTCATCATAAATACGACAGACACGAATGAATACAGACAGTATGCTCGTTCTGTTGCAAATGTTAATAGTGATACTCAAGTTACTCTTGATGCTCCATTAGAAAAAATTGGAGAAGGTCGATTAAGATTTGTTGCAGGAAATGCAAATGCTACTGTGTATTCAAACACAACAGCAGTTAATTTGTTGTTCCAGGTGAATGATAATATTACATTTAATATCGCTGGAACAGAATATAGAAAATCAATTCTAGAAGTTAGCGGTACTAGAATTAAACTTAATAGTTCAACTGGTCATGCTAATGCAAATGTTCTGTACAAACTAACACCAGTTTATAACGTAGTTGGATTTAAAATTATCAAGACAAACGGATAACAAATGAAATCATTAATTACAAAAGATTTTGCGGTAACAAATGCCGAAAATTTTGAGCATATGATCGCTCAGGCTGAAGCCAACGTATACATTATGGTTGGTAGGTCAACTAAATGGGCAAATGTCTCTAATCCATCAGTTTTAGATGACGATGTGATAACAACCCCATATGATACCACTGAGTATAAGTATCAAGCAATTCGCGATGGAATTCTTTTAAAGAAAATTACTGCAAACGATGTTCAGCCTGTTGCTCCAAGAGTTGATTGGGTTTCTGGTACAGTTTATGTTGCATATGATCAATCAGCAAATCTGTTCGTTAAAACCGCAGATACTCGTATTGTAAATGCCGCTGGCAATGGTGTAGTTACCGTTGGTGCTGGATTAGCAAATACAGTCAATTCATCAACAATTAATTTTACGACTGCAACACCTGCAATTTCGATCGGAACAATCGTAAAAATTGGAGATGAGTTAAAAGAAGTTGTTGCAAAGAATTCAACAGCACTCGTTGTCAATACTGGATTCGCTTCGGCTTATACAGGAGTAAACATTTTCTCAAGATCAACGACAACGACGCAATATTCTAATAAATTCTATGTTCGTAACAAATACGATCAAGTCTTTAAGTGCCTCTTCAATAACGAAGACGCACAATCTACTGTAATGCCAGAAATTACAGTCGATGGTCAATTACCAGAAAATCCTTACATTGAGACTGGAGACGGGTATAAGTGGAAGTATTTGTACACGATTCCAGCTGGGCTAAAGAGTAAGTTTTTCACTGATAAGTACATGCCAGTGATTCGAGATACTACAGTTTTCGAAAATGCAGTAGATGGTAGAATTGATATAATTAAGATTTTAGATGGTGGTACTGGATATGATGGTGGGTTCACCACTACCAATTATGCGATCGGAACTGTTTCTGGAGATGGATCTGGTGCTAACGTAACAGTAGATGTGACCAGTGGTGTTATTACTGATATTAATATACTTGATGGTGGAAATAACTATACAACTGCAACATTTACAGTAGATGATCCGCTGCAAAACGAAATTACTGGAACGCCAGCAGAGTTTCAAGTTGTTATCAGCCCACAAACTGGTCATGGAAGAAACCCAGTGAATGAGATTGGGGCATCAGCTCTAATGATTGGAGTTGATTTTAGAGGCGATGTCGACGGCTTACTTAAAGTTCAAAACGATGGAACAGACGATATTCGTCAAATTTCTATCGTAAAAGACCCAGCATATTCAAACGGCACTTTCACAACTGCCGCTGCAATCCCATTATACACACTTGTCTATACGACTACACCAAATCCTGTATTTGAACACGATGAGATCGTTTATGTGGGTTCAAGTTATGAGAGTTCAACGTTTTCTGGTAGAGTTGCTCACTTTGATGATGACGATAATATTCTTGTTCTAAACAATATTGTTGGGGATGTGACTACTGTGAGTGGTAATACAATCTACCAACAAGATAGATCTAGATCTGCTCGCGTCGTTGATGTTGATTCGCCTGATATAAATATCTTTAGCGGAAGGGTTTTGTATATCGAGAACCGTGCAAAAATCATCAGATCGACATCTCAGACCGAAACAGTTAAGATTGTTGTCGAATTTTAATAGGTAAAATCAATGGAATTTAATTTAGAACCATATTGGGACGATTTTGACGCTACAAACGGTGCGCGCGAAGAAAACTACATGCGAATCCTATTTCGACCAGGATATGCTGTACAAGCTCGCGAACTTACTCAAATTCAGTCAATTTTACAAAATCAGCTTAAACAATTCGGCGATCATATCTTCCAAGATGGTTCCCCAGTAATCGGTGGACATTTAACACTCGATACATCCGTAAATTATATCAAACTAAACAAACAACAAAATAATCAAGATATTGATCTTGATGAATTTTCTAGTACAGTTGTTTTTAACTCTGGCTCTCCAAAAACAAGAGCAAAAGTTAAGCAAATCTATTCGACTACAACCGATAGAACTCTCATCTTAAATTATACTCGCGGTGGTCCATTTGCTGCTGGAGAAACAATCAATACTGCAGCTGGGGTGGCTGCGACAGTAAACTCATCAGCAGGGTTTTCTGGAACAGGATCAACAGTTACAATCAACGAAGGTGTGTTTTACGTTGATGGTTATTTCGTAACAGTTCAGCCTCAAACTATCGTCCTAGAACCATATTCAAACACACCTTCATATAGAATCGGTCTAGAAATTGACGAAACGATCATTAAAGAATCAGACGATGCTGCTTTGTTAGATCCAGCTCAAGAGTCATTTAACTATCAGGCTCCTGGTGCGCATCGCTATCAATTTGCTTTAAATCTAGCAAAACGATCTTTGAATTCAATCGACGACTCTCGTTTCTTCGAACTACTTCGTGTAGAAAATGGAGTCATTACAAAACAAGTTAGTTATCCGATCTACTCTGAACTTGAGAAAACATTCGCTCGAAGGACGTTTGATGAATCAGGTAACTATGCAGTTAAAAAGTTTGAAGTTACTGCAGCTGCGAATACCTCAAAATCTGCTGGAAACACAGAATCATTTATTTTAAATATTGCTCCTGGTAAAGTTTATGTGAAGGGATTCGAATTCGAAACAATTGGAACGACTAGAATTTCTGCACTTAGAGCAAGAACATCAAAAACTCAAAAAGACTATCCGTTGAATGCACTTTATGTAAACCGCCTTCAAATTGCAAACGTTTTAGGTTCAGCAAACGGAATCGTATTTGGTACGAATTATGAAGACATTGATCTGCACTGTGTCTCAAACAACCAAGTCACACTAGATGCCAACACAGCCAAATACTATTCAACAAGAGTTGGTAGTGCTAGAGTTAAGAATATTGATAGAACAAGTGCTACAAATGAATACTATTTGTATTTGACAGATGTCAATTTTACACCTATCACTAGTGCTGCAAATGGATTGTCATCAAACGCAACTTCTTTAAAATTAAATCAATATTTTTCTTCTGTATCAGATGCTTACAAAAATTGCACAGTTACATTCACTGCAACTGGAACAAAACATACTGTAACATATTATGATGGATCAACTAAAGTTGTAGAGTTTACGCCAGCAACAACTAGTGCACCAACACTCGGTACTGTGTTTACTCTATCAATGCCAGTTGATGTTATTAAATCTATCATGACAGTGAATGCCGCATCATCATATACTTCTGCAAATCTACAAGCAAATATCGCAAGTGGAAGTAAAAACTCAAAGGGTAACACCTTTATTCAAGATACACTAGTTGATAAGAATATCTTTAAGATTGGTTCTGATAGAATTGGTCAGACAGTTTATGTGAAACATGGTAGCGATGCCAATGTTGATATTTCTAGAAGAAAATTATTCTCTGGAGTCAGTTTCACATCTAATGGTGCCGCAACGATTTCTTCTGGTTCGTTTGATACTAATGAGGTAATTACCTACGGTACAAACGGATCAACACTATCAAGTTCTGAGATTCTTGCTAATATTATTGTTGTTGCAAAATCAAACACAAATGCTGGCGCAATCATCGATATGACAGCAAGTCCACGATCTGTTCTAAGAACCACAAATAAAGAATTAACATTCTATACAGAAAATGGTTCTGGTACAACATTTACTGGTGATGTCTATATTACGACTAAAGTTTCTAGTGCAGAAAGCGGATTTAGAAGAACAAAAACAAAGGTGTCCTCAATTTCTGCTCTTGGTGTTGCTAGAAGTCCAGTTATTGTTAATGATGTGCCAACGAACGGTACTGCAATTAGTGGAGTTCCTGGCGTTACAATCGATAGTGCAAACGGAATTGTTTGGTATCAACATGCAAATACTATTGCAAAAACTGCAGGTGAAAGACAGTCACTCTTTGTTCCTGACGTAATCAAAATTAATAAGATTTATCAGTCTGGAAATATTAGTCATGCACCAAACACTTCAAACATGACTGATATTACAGATCGCTATACATTTATTAGCGGTCAGAAAGATAATTATTATGATCACGCTGCAATCACCTTGAAGGCGACAGCAAATCCTCCTGTTGGACAAACTGCAGTACTATTTGATTCGTTCTCTTATAGCGGTAAAGGATATACTTCAGCTTCTTCGTATGACAAAACTACGTTGTATGATACTGGATTAATTCCTCCATATGCATCACCATCAGGTGAATTGTACGAACTTCAAAATTGCATTGATTTGAGACCTGTAAGAAAATCTGGTATTGAAGTTGCACCATATAAGGGTGCGGTCGTAAATGCAGCAGTTAATGTGACAACATCTAGCACACTAGTCACTGCTAACCTATCATTGAGTCAAAATGTTATTTCTCCTCCTCTAACTGTGGGATCATTACTCAGAGTTAATGGTGAAGTTCGAACAATTCAAACTGTAATAAATGCAACAGCTGTTAGAGTGAGCAGCGGATTTACATACTCTGCTGTTAACAGCGCAATTGAATTAATTACTCAAAACATTCAATTTAAAGAACCAGCAACTGGTGGTGCTATCACCTATAAACCAGATGCAACAATACCATTTGAATTAGACTATGATTATTACTTGGGTAGAATTGATAAATTGGTTGTCACAAAGGATAAAGAATTTAAACTTCTAACTGGCGTTCCAGATGTTGCTCCAGTAGCACCTGCAGAAGATGAAAATTCAATGGCATTGTACGTCATTAAAATTCCACCATATACACCATCACACAGATCTATCAGTCTAGAGTATATTGAAAATAAAAGATATACTATGAAGGATATTGCTAGAATTGATAACGACGTTGCTGTTCTTGACGCTAGAATTACATTGCTAGAAAAAGAAAAAGCAGCACTTAACAATCCACAAGTAAGCCCAACCAATCCAAGCGTTACAAAACCAGTTGTTGGATTGATTGTAGATGATTTTGAAAATAAGCAAATTGCAGATTATACAAAGGATTTTGCTGCAAGTATTGAGAAAGGATATCTAGGTCCATATCAAGATGTTTCTACTCTTGGATTAAAGCCTGTAAACTTAAATGATAGTAGAGTTTTTGATAAGTTCGTTGCATGTAGTTTCACTGAAGTGAAAGCACTTGAGCAGCGACTTGCCTCTACTCAATCAGTCGTGCAGCCTGGAATCGTAGCCAAGTTTGATCAGGGAGCAATCACACTAACTCCTGAAAGTGACTACTTCTATTCATTAGAATATGCTCCATATATTTCTGATGTTGGTGGTCGAACATATGAAATAACTCAAACAGAACCAGAGCAAGATCCAGCACTCAGTGATACGTTGAGTAACGAGGATCTTGGCAGCTATAAATACAGTGATGATCTTTATAAAAATCCTGGTGTTGTTGGTGATTCTGAAGCAATTAATGTACGACAGACTGTTACAGTTCCGCACTATTCAAATGCGCCTACAGACCTCGAACCAAAGTCAGTAGCGTATGTGCCATTGAATTTTGCTGGCGTATCTCCTGAGACCTTTGTTCAAGATGCCTGGACTGGTGCGCCAAGTAAGGTTGCTAACGAATCTGGATTATCTACATTCCCAGCTGGATATGCCTATAATAGACAAATTGTTGCATCACCTACTGGCGAAACAGAATCAAATCTAGGTAGATCAAGCACTGAAGAACTAACACCAGCCGAATAATAACGAGGAAAATGTAACATGGGACAAGGGATAGCAGCGGCTAATAGAAATAGAATACGCGGTGAAGATGATCCGAACGCAACTCCGCTCAGACCTGGTCGACCAGGTTCTGATGATACCAATCCAATTGGAATTGGATTGACTCCATTTATTCGCGAAAACGATATTAATTTTGCTGCTAAAGGTTTAAAGCCAGCTCAATCTGCTAATTTATTTTTTGACGAAATTCGTGTAAACAATTTCTGTCAAAGAGCATCTTATATCAACGTCACGGCAAATACAACATTCACTCAATTAAAGATTAATGAGGGGTTGTATGGTGCAACATCGAAGGCATATGCAGAAATTCTTGGCACCTCAGTTACTGGAACAGAAAATCAAATTTATCTAAACGATAACTTCATTACACTTAAAGTAAGTAAAACATCAGGCTCTGCTGATCTTTCAGATACTGAATATCTTGTTAATGATATTGTATATCAGACCGAAGATAATTTAATTTTTAATTATGATATTTTTACTGAGACATTTTCTCCAGACTTTTCTTTTGGAGGAAAGGTTAAGAGATGGGAAAAACTAAACGCATCAGATGGTGTGCTGGTTATTGAACCATTAACAGGATCTTTCTACACAGATGTAACGAATGGCTCAC